TCGGTATCTTCGACCGACCTTGAAATGCAGGCGCGCTTAGTGAGCACGCTGAAGATATGGAATCAGCTAGAGCGTTATTTCCAGAGCATTGTAGAATCTGGCCGTATGGCTGAGTATCAAGTTGAGCAGGACCGTAAGAAACGCTTTTGGGGCGATTAAGCCCATTCACGCCGATAGGCGTCTTTTCCCGTAGATGGAGAACTTATTATGGCAGACGCTACCCTGCAACAGGGCGCGCCGGATACCGAAGGACAGTTCCAAGGTCTTTGGGATGCGGGCGCGTTTGAACCTGAGACGCAACCCACCGAAGAACCACCGGAACAGGAACGCCAGGAAGCACAAGCGGAACCCGAAGTTGCCGAACAGCCAGAAGAGCAAGATGCTGAACCCGAAGAAGCCGCTGAAACCGAAGACGATGAGCCTTCGTATGCATCACTCGATGAGTTCCTGTCGCAGAACGAACTGAACCCGGAAGAGTTCAAGTCTCTGAATGTAAGCGTTAAGGTTGACGGCGAAACGCGCGACGTACCCCTATCGGATGTCATCAAGAGCTTCCAGCTTGAGGGCCACGTCAACAACAAGTCTATCGAGCTGTCCAACCAGCGCCGCGCACTTGAGCAGGAGCAGGAACAGTTTCGCACCGCGGCAAAACAGCAGATCGAGCGTAACGAACATCTCGGTAATCTTGCAGTCGAGCAACTGAACTACGAGTTCAGCCAAGTCAACTGGAACGAACTGCGACAGGAAGACCCAGGCCAGTATTCTGCTTTGATGCAGGACTTCCAGAACCGACAGAACCAGATTCAGCAGTACATGGGCGAGATTGCCCAGCAAAAGCAGCTGCAAGAGCAGGAAGGCCAGCAGAAGCTGGCTGAAAACCTCAAGCAAGAACGCGAGCAGCTTCTCGATGCTATCCCCGAATGGCGGGACGCATCAAAGTTTGATGAGGCTCGTAAATCTATTTCCACATACGCGCAAAACTTGGGTTTCACAGACGCCGAGTTAGGCCAGATATATGACCACCGCATTCTTCGTGTGTTGAATGATGCGGCGCGTTATCAGGCGCTCCAAGCGGCAAAACCCTCTGCGACCAAGCGTGTTAAGACGGCCCCCAAAATGGTCAAGCCTGGCACGCGCACCAATCGCGACCCGAGTTCGGTCGCACGTCAGAACGCAGCAGAGCGTTTCAACCGTAATCCACGAGATCTAGACGCGCAGGTCGCGTTCTTCTCAACCTTGGAGTAATACTCATGTCCGTCCCGGCAGGTACGTATCAGACGTACACCCAGACCAACATCCGAGAGGATCTGATCAACGCGATCTATAACGTTGATCCCTACAAAACCCCGTTCCTCAACATGTGCCGCAAGGCGTCGGCTAAGCAGACCTACCACGAGTGGGATACCGATGCACTGGCCGCACAGGATCTGAGCAACGCGGCGATTGAAGGCGACGACGCAACCGCAACCACGCTCAGCCCGACCACGCGCTTGGGTAACTACGTGCAGACCTCGCGCAAGGTCATCCAGCTGTCCGGCATTTCTCAGTCCGTCATCGCTGCCGGTGGTTCCAACAAGATGGGCTATCAGCTCCTGAAGAAATCCAAAGAGCTGAAGCGCGACATGGAAGGCATCCTGACTCACAACCAGGCGCGTTCCAACGGATCTGCGTCCACTGCGCGCAATCTTGCCGGTCTGCCCTCGTGGCTCGGTACTAATACCGTGTTTCAAACGGGTGGTACGACTTCCGGCGCTGATCCGTCCGCTTTGGACGGCACAGCCACGCGTACCTACGATGTTGGTGGCACCACGGCTTTGACTGAAACTCAGGTCAAGAACGTGCTGCAGTTTGTCTACACTAACAGTGGCGAATGCCCGGAATATGCGCTGGTTTCTCCCACCAACAAGCAGGTTGTCTCCGGTTTCTCCGGTCCTGGCACCCGTTTTGTGCAGGTCGAAGACAAGACCCTGATGACCTCGGTGGATGTGTACGAGAGTGACTTCGGCGAAGTGAAGATCATTCCGGACATCTTCCTGGCGCACAGCTCGGATTGCTTCTTCGTCAATCCCAACTACGTTCGTGTGGCTTATCTGCGTCCGTTCCAGACCATTCCTCTGGCGAAGACTGGCGACAGCGACAAGAAAATGCTGTTGGTCGACTACACGCTGGAAGTGGGCAACGAAAAGGCTCACGGTGCGATCTACGACACCACCGGCTAAGCGTAGCCAATCCACCTTTGAGGGCGCCCATGTGGCGCCCTTTTCTATGGGAGTATGAAACATGGGTTGGTCAACTCTTTCGCCTTGGAAGCCTGTCGAAGGTACTGGGCAGAATGTCGCGATCGGATCGGCTTCTGTGCAGGCGACGAATGCTTTCGGCGATTACACGCTGGCTGTACAGGTCTCTGCAACCGGAGACTGCCATATTGCCTTTGGCCCTGATCCGACTGCTTTGGCAACCAGTACGCTGGTCAAGTCCACTGATGGTCCTGCGCAGTACAAGGTGGCGCCTGGCGATAAAATCGCCGTGATCAGGGACGCTTCCGGTTCTGGTACTCTCAATGTTGTGGAGCTATCACATTGAGCATCAAAGCGCACGATCAGCATGGCGATGGACTGGTACTTGAGTACCGAGAAGACGTGCAGTCCGTGCTGGATGCCAATGCACGCGAGCGTGCAGAAAGCGGCCGATTTGATCGCAAGAGCGAGTTCCGCAGAACCATGCGCGTTCCGGTTATCGTGTTTCTCAAGATTCGGGAGGAATACGGCTGGGATTACATGAACCCCGAGCATTGGCCGATGGTTTCCAAATTGCTCAAATCGCCTGAGTACAAAAAGTTCAGGACGGTTGAAGGACGCATCTGATGGCGCTCGCCAATTATTCTGATCTCGTTTCAGCCGTTGAGGATTGGCTAGACCGTGCGGGCGATGCGGCTTTGGTCGCGCGTATTCCAGACTTCATTGCGCTGGTAGAAACGAAACTGATGTACGGCTCAGACGCGCCGATGAAGATCAATCCGCTGCGTGTCCAAAATATGGAGACAAGTTCTTACGTCGACACGACATCAGGAACAAATGCGCTGACGCTTCCGAGCGACTTTCTTGAGATGCGCAGCCTGTATGTTGACTCTCCGCGGGTCACGCTGCGCTACTCAACCCCGAGAGAGCTGTATGCGCTGTATTCAAGCTCAACACTCGGATTGCCGTACTACTACACCACCGAGGACGGCAACCTCGTATTAGCGCCGACTCCTGATGCTGTGTATAAGCTGTATATGCTCTATTGGGCGTCCATCCCTGCGCTGACTTCCAGTAATACCACAAACTGGCTCATGACGCAGAACCCGGACGTCTATTTGTTCGGCTGCCTGATGCATGCCTGTTGGTTCCTGCGGGATGTGGAAGGCATGCAGATGAATGGTACGTTGTTCGCAGAAGCCGTTAACGGGCTGCAGCTTCAGGACAAGAAGCGCCGTTATTCTGGCTCGCCGCTCATCATGACGCCTGAGTACAGTGGACCGTGATTGAATTTGGACCGTGGCTGCCCGATCTGCCGGACTTTGAAAATCCCGGCTTGGTCACAGCGAAGAACGTCGTGTACTACGGCGCGGCTTATCATCCGAAAGGTGCTCTCAATTCGGTATTGGCTGCGTTACCTGCACAATGCACGGGATTTGTGTCGCTGATCAACCAAGGCGCGGTGGTGCAGATATTTGCCGGCACAGCGACGGACCTTTACGAACTCGTCAGTGGTGCGTGGGTTAATCGTGGATCGGGATATATAAATGCCCAATGGCGGTTCGCTCAGTTCGGTAACACGTTGTTGGCGGTCACGCCAAACACCCAGGTTCAGTACGTCACACTAGGAGGCTCACATAGCTTCGCTGGTGTTTCAGGACTGTATTACTCTGAACTGATTGCGGTGATCCGTGACTTTGTTGTCCTGGCTAATGTCTACGACACCACCGGAACGCAGCCGCAAAAAGTCATCTGGTCGCATATCAATAACCCGATTGAGTTTGCATATAGCGCCGCGCAGCAGTCAGACGCGCAGATTCTGAATGGTTCGTGGGGACCAATCACCGGAATAGTAGGTGGTGATTACGGCGTTGTATTCCAACAGTCTGCCATTTGGCGCATGGATTACGTTGGCT